CCGGGTTTAGTCGCCATGATTAACACTTCCATCGTTTAAGGGCTGCTTTGGCACGCTCGCCATCTTTGGCATTAGCGGCTACTGCGCCCATTCTTGCACAAAATGAATCCTTGCGGCCTTGATCTGCCTTGGTCTTAGGACTAGGGGCTGGCGCTTTAAGGTTTGAGCCAGTTGCGGCATTGTACTTCTCTCTGCCTTTGGCAGTCAAACCCGCGCCTTTGGATGTAGCCAGCTTCTCGCCACGCCCAACAGATAGTGAAACCGTCTTCTTCATTTAAGACCCCATCCATCCGGTTGATACAGCGCCGCGTTCTTGTACGACTCGGCGTTCCATTCTGCCATTGTACTCTCGGTGTGCAACAGGAAACGCAAATGTCACCGCCAACGCATCTGCTGCATCGGGACTTGCCAAGCCTCTTGACTTCATTTCCTTCTTGCCTTCTAAGAAAATTGTACCAGCAGAGTTAGGCTTCTTCATAGGCCCAACCAAGTCTGCCTTCAGTTGTCGGTCACTTGAGATCGCCGCAGTCTTGAGCCAGTCCCGCATCGCACCCCAAATCTCAGCACGCTTGTTACCCCACATGACCGGGTTCTTCGCCTTCCAGCCAAAGTTAACCCCACGCACTTTGTATCTCTGTTCGGTCAGCCTGTCAAGTATCCCGTAGCCCAGCCCACCCTCGTCGATGATGGTCAGTGCTGGCTTGTACTCCTCGATGGCATCAATCACGTTACCCACCGTGGTCATGGTGTCGTCGCCCTTGAACCGTTTGATGGCAACCAAGTCACGCCCTTGCCGCACCACGATCACCGTGCTGTCCATGCCCCCGCGTGCTGGGTCAACGCCAATGACGATCGGCGCAGTCAGGTCTTTGTACTTAGGCCGCTTGAACGCATCCTCCACAGTCACTGGGGAAATAAACTGATCCTCCCCTGCTGCTGGAAACTCGCCGTACACCTCCACCCGAGCCTGTATCGAGTCTTCACCATACTCCGCGATGATCTGGTCATAAATCCCATGATCCGTACCCTCGACTGTCCGTGCGTCAATAACCTTCGCGTTCCAAAAGTCCCGCTTCCCGTGGAACGTCTCAAAGAAATACCCCGTGTTACGCCGCGGGTTACTGAACGCAAACCAATACCGATCCAATATCTTCTCGGTAAAGAACCCCGCCGCCACGCTCCAAATCCCATCCGGTATACCGCTGGCCTCATCAAATATCACCATCATGCCGTCATGGTTGTGGACACCCGCATAGCTGTCCGGGTTCTCCTCAGACCACAGCTTACCCTCCGCAGCCCAATAACGTGTACCCTTTTTAAGGTCACGCTCCACCAAGTCAGTCACCCATGTGGCAGGCACTAGCTTGGTAGCCGATACCTCCCACCAGTGCGCGTTGATCGCCATTGTTGTCCACTTAGTCAACTCACCCCATGTGACCGTGCGTAACTGATTCTCACTGTTAGCCGACACGATGACTGAACTGCCTATCCGGGTACTCAGCATCCACAGGATCAGCCACGACACCAGTGCCGACTTCCCGATCCCACGACCACTCGATACCGCAGTCCGCAGCGCGTCCATGTCCAACTGCCCACGGTTCTTTTTTAGGTGTTCTGTAATCTCGCGCAGCACATCGCGCTGCCACTTACGCGGCCCCTTAAAGTTCTCCAAGGGCGTATTCTTCTGCCCCCAAGGAAACGCATACCGCACAAACGACTCAGGGTCATCCTTAATCTGCGGACTCCAAAGCTGGGTCATCAAGACCTGTTCTTCTTCTGCCGAGTAAATGGGCTTCTGCAACTCAGTTCTCCAGTCGAGGGGTTACATCTACCACATCGGCATCGACCAACCGTGCATTAGCTTGGGCCAGTGCCTCAGTGATACTGATCGACCCGCCCAACTCCACGGTTTTAATCTCGCCGTACTTCTTACGATTATGCGCTCCCATGAGCCACTTGCGCGTGTCAATCTTTAATCTGGATCGCTGCACATCTTCCAACGAGTCGTCGGCATCGGCAATCTCAATGATCTCGCCAGCCATGAACTCGGTACGCATCTCTTGCGCTTCGGTGAACAACTGGTTTCTCTCAGGGTTCTTTTTGATCCACCGATAAAAGTCGTTGTAGTCGATGTCGCGCTGGTCATCGCGCAGTATCTGCGACAGGCTGTTGCCGTGTGCAATTGAGTCAATGACCCGCATGAAGATAAATTCATACTGGGCCAATGCGAGTGCCTTCACCTCCGGGGGTGACTTAGCAAGGGTACGTGGCGCAGGTTCTAACCAGTCGGGTATCTCAACAGCGGACTCGACGAGTGCGTCATCTGTGCCTACGGATTTAGATTGTCTTGATTCCATAGTGGTACGGATACTAGCACACACTTGAGAAACTTTGCAACACTGGTAAAAAGTGTCCATTGGCTACTTGAATAATTTAGAAAAAAAATAAAATTGTTTCCGGGGTCACCGTTACCGTGGCCCTGTCGCCGTCGGCCCCACCCGCCCCCCTGACTCCGGCGCGGCCTTGGCACACGGTAACGCGGCGCATGGATCACGGGCAGAATCGGCGCATAAACCACGCTGCAAAGTTATCCACAGGTTATCCCAAAGCCTGTGGATAACCTGTGTACAAATACCCCTGTCACACTTGGAAACCCTAAAAGCGCACCATATTGGTGCATTGATTAGCCATTGGATATGGAATAAGGGTAAAAAGAGGCTATTGTTTACCCAGTGGCTACGGAATAAGGGCTATTGTTCACCCAGTGGCTACGGAATAAGGGGTTTTTCCCGATGTGCGACACTTGTGACATCGCGCAGGCGAGGGGGAAGATAGAGCATTTTTATAATTGCACTGATTTTTAGGAATTCCCAAAACTCTCTACCTTCCACAAGTCACAACTGACACACTTGATCGGGTAAAATGCCCATTGTTCACCCATTGGAATAAACTATTGATACCGTGACATGATAGAAACAATTATTCGCCATTGGCTTGACAATACGCAAAATGCCCGTATAATTCTACTCATGGCAACGTCGCCATGTAACGTTAGGACAATTCACCATGACATTTGACACTATCGCAAAGGTTAAGTTTTCCCACTATTTCTACATTAAGGCGGCATTGATGGCCGTGGGTTGCATCGGCGGCGCAATCCTTGGTGAGCCTAACAATGCTTTTATATTCGCTGGCGTGGTTAGCTTTGCCGCTGCTGCCTTGCTTACCTATTTGGGCGAGTGAGTAAACCATGAGCAACAAACACCGCCTTCACTATATTGACATGCGCCCCGCGCCATTGAAGCGCAAACCGTCACCCCTCGCTATTTGGTTGGGGGCAGCGTTAACCGTTGCCGCGCTCTACCTTTTAACCATCGTTCTATTTTCTTTTTAAGGGGTTTATGAGTAGCCATTGGCGCAAACTATCGACACCCCCAAACGTGATAGATTTAATTGTTGCCCAATGGCTCACTGATCCCCGATAATTCAATTGCTGCAATTTTGCAGCGTAACTGTAAGGACAATTTACCATGACTATCCAACTCACACCCCGCGCCGCGTCACTGCTACCTAAATGGGCAGTGATTGACAATGTACCCGAGGGGATTAAAACACTCGCAATGTATGCAGCCAAACGCCCCGGCCTTGACTACCGCGACTACTGCCGGGGATATGGCGACACTGAAGGCCGCGCCGCGTATTTCCGCGAAGCCCGCGCAATATCGGATCAACTGGCAGACGTGCGCGAAGCACTAGCCGCAGCCTACGCGCAGGGCGTGACCGATGCCGATCTAATCGAGTGCAGCCGGGGCGAACGCCTGACAATCGCCGCTGATCTATCAATTGACTATACCGTGGGGCAGTATTGGCCGACTGAGTACCGCGCAGCCGTGGCACGTTTGGCCGCCTATGCCGCCCGTGTAGCCAAGAACCGCACCCGCGCAGCCTTGGGAGTGGCAGCATGACCATTTATATTTTGACCGAAGAAATGGAGATCGTGGCGGCATTTACTACCCGCGCCGCCGCGTTGA